CGCGCAATCCCGTCAGGGCGCGGCTGCTCCGCATAGCTGAGCCTGATGCCCCATTGGCTTCCATCCTTCAAAAGCCTGCGAAATTGAGGCAAATCGTTTGGTGTTGAGATTACCAGAATATCTCGAATACCCGCGATCATCAGAACCGACAGCGGATAATAGATCATCGGCTTGTCATAGACCGGGAGTAGCTGCTTCGAGATCGCACTTGTAATAGGGTGCAAACGCGTTGCTCTCCCCCCCGCGAGCAATACTCCACGCATTTTCAACCCTCAGCTGTCACGTTAGAGCACAGCACGATGGCCGCTGGAGCGGTCGAGGATGAAGTACGCTTGCGCCCATGACTCCCCAGCCTCGTCATGAGGTCAGTCGCTGCTGACCATGGAACTTGAGAGGGTCTCAGACCCGTCATGTGATTTCGTCAGTATCATACCTCGCGAGTCATGTCACGGGCCTCGAGGTTCCAATATCGAGCACTAAAAGTGAGCTTTAAGAACATTGCGGCGACCGAATTTCTTAGTGTCAGGTCAAAGTTGAGCGGCGAGCACCGCCATCCCAAGCCATAAAGCGGCCACTCGGAAATCTCGAAAGAGTACAGGCTGCTCGTCACTGATCTGATCGAGCGGCAGATCGGTCTGCGATGGCCCAGATTTTGGTCTAGGCCAAACTGTTTGTTCATTGCAGCCGCTCGCGGCAACTAATACGCACGGTCCTGCGCTGCGCTGCGCAGCATCATTCCTCCGATCACGCCAACGCCCCAGAAGCTCGCCCGCGCCGATTTGGGGAAATGGAATACAAAAATTGGAGTTTCAAGCTGCTGTAGAAACGTTCGGCGCCGCCGTTCGTTTTTGTGCTGGCGATGCGGTGAGACTTGCGGTCGGATGCATCTGCACCGTCTCCACCGTCAGCAAGGTCAGTCGAGGGCCACGACCGGTTCTTCGGCGCGTAGGGAGCCTCGAGCTAACCCGGGCTGATGGTGCTGACGGTGGAGGCGGCACTGTCCGCACCCCCGCTGTTGGCGGCATGGGAACCGGTTTTGAATGCCGAGCTTAGTTTGATCGTCCGGTCTCCCCCGCGTCCCTCTCGGCGGAAAGTCATTTCGATGCCCATGGTTCGAAGGAACGTCTGGGCACGACGCAGGCGGCCTGCGAGCGCTCGTGGGGTTCTTTGGTCAACCTACGATCATTCGTGGGGTTCTTTGGTCAACCTACGATCATTCGTGGGGTTCTTTGGTCAACCTACGATCACTCGTGGGGTTCTTTGGTCAACATACGATCATTCGTGGGGTTCCTTGGTCAACATACGATCATTCGTGGGGTTCTTTGGTCAACCTATGATCATTCGTGAGGTTCTTTGGTCAACCTACGATCATTCGTGGGATTCTTTGGTCAACCTACGATCATTTTCGACGTTGGATCCGAGGGAACAGGGAAATTTACAGGGAAATTTTCCGAAACGCGCCATTTTGGGCTCGTGCTGGTGCTGCCAACTATCGGAAATTCTGCTGGTTTTCGAGAAAATTCCCTGCTCGTTCGAACAGGGGAATTTTGCTGCACTTTTTGCTTGGAGCAGGGAATTTGCAGGGAATTTGTGAATTTGCGCAAACCCGCAAACCCGAAGTGTCGCGCGCGCCATTCGCCGCTGGGCGGCAGAGCCCAAATTCGTGAGCGGGGCTCTGATCAGTAAACTAGGCCGGGGTCGAGTGACTGTGTCTCGAAGTACCTTCGCTTCGCCGCCCAATTTAGGAATTGCGAGACGCTGTCGACCTGATCGTCGTGTTTGCCGTTGGGAAAGGCGAGCAGCTCGCGGAGGTAGTCTTCGAGCCAGTCCGCTTGCTTGGGCAGATAGACACGGCCGTCTTGGATCTTGAATGACTGAGAAGCCATCCGTTGCGCCTTGCTACCTTCAGGCTTGATGCCGATGGGGCGGTTCATGCCTGGCGGAAGCTCATGGCGCAGATCCTGCAGCAGGGACATCCCTGGGCCTGCGTCCTCGATGAGGATGAACTCGGCGCCATACCGTTCCGCCAAGGTCGCGACCTCGCGGCGCAGATCGGGGTAGGAGAGCCGAGCGCGAAAAACATCGATCAAAAAGTAGTCGGCGCCTACCACGCGCCACGTCGTGCACACGGAATAATTGTTGGTGTCACCCAGAGTTATAGCGATGTCCCAGCTCTGGACGACCGGGTCGCCGGTGCCGGGCGGGGGCAGCCGGTCATAGGACCGAAACCACTCTGGTTTGAGGAGACTACCCTGCGCTGGTTGGGGCCGCTGCTGGTACTGGGCCAAAAACCTGAAGTCGCCCATCTCGCTCCGGGTCTTGTCGAGGGTCTCCCGACTCTCGCGCTCGGGATGCAATAGATCGCCCCTGCGCCGGTGGAAGAACCTTCCCGGCCCGATCGGGATCTCTTTGTCCTCTTCTGCGATCGCCTCCAATTCGACGTGTTGCCAATGCCCCTGCTCGAGTAAATATCCCGCAAGATCGGCTTCATGCAGGCGCTGCATCACCACGATGATTGGATCACGTTCCTTATCGTTGAGCCGCGAAACGAGCGTGCCACAAAACCAATCGATCACGTGCTTGCGCGCCAGCTCCAATCCCGCGTCCTCGGTTCGAGCGGTTCGTCGATGATGATGAGATCGGCGCCCCGTCCGGTGATATCCCCGTTGATCGAGGTTGCGTATCGGCAGCCGCCTAGCGTGGTGACGATCTCGGCATCCGTATCCTTGGCCAGAAGCATTTGCGGGAACAGAGTTCTATACCAAGTCGCGTCAATTACCATTCGGAATTGTCGGTGTAATTCGGCGGCGAGGACCTGCGAATAGCTCACGACCATGATGCGGCGGGTTGGATCGTGACCCAAGAGCCAAGCGACGTAGGCAATCGATACGCAGATCGACTTTCCCGAGCGCGGTGGCAGAGTGACGAGCAGTCGATTAGTTTTTTTGGTGTGCACCTGCAGCAGCTGGTAGACGATCGCGTCGATATGCCAATTGGGCAGGTAGGGCGTGCCGGGCGATATTGTTTGGAACGCCTTCCAGATAAAGAAACGCAGATCACTGCGGAGGACGGCGGCGAGAATTTCATTGCGGGAGATGTTCATGGAGCTCACCAAGGATTAGCCGGAGACTTTCGGCAGGGGGATGTTCCGGATGCGGAGGCAATCGACTCGATTATTCCTTTGAGCGACGCGAATATTTGCGCCTTGATGGAGTCGATTATGTCTGCCTCGTAGGCAGCTAGAATTACTTCATCGTCCGCGGACAAAGCCTGGCCCGCCTCGGCGGTCTGCTCATTATTGAAGCGGCCACCGAGGTCCATGACGCCTTTAAGTGCCTGCGGATGCCCGTTGAAGGCTTTTTGCAGCAACACCATGAGGGCGGCGGCCTGGGCCGAGACTGTCCGTTCCGCTCCTTCATCACTCACCTTTACTGGTGCGGTTAGGACATGTTTGACCTCGGTCGCAAAGTTTCGCACCCCCTTGGGACGGCCAGCAGGGTTACCTGAGCGGCCAGGGCGCCAGACGCTATACCGCGGCGGCTTGCCGTAGCCGAATGCGGATTGTTTGTTGGTGCCACTGCCCGATGGCGCCGTATTCATCGTACTTAGTCTACGTCTACGAATTGCCACCGTTCTCACCGGCCGTTTCGCCAATGAGCCCCTGCTGCCTTGCTTCATGTGATTCGTGCTCCGATAGCCGACCAACGGGACTTCTCGCACCGGTCGTGGGGGATTGGTTACAGGTCAGGCCCCAAGTCCGCGTGCGAGCGATTGGAATAGTAGCGCGATGAACGGCGGGGCCGCATGGCGCAGCAACAGCAAATACCGCAATGCGGTTCTTGCGTTGAGCGCAGCCCTGCTAATGCTTACGAGCGTCGGCCAGCAGCTCGTAAGATCGTGTCCTCTGAGACGTTACGCAGTCCTTGTTCCCGCAGCCTGCGGGCCACTTTACGACACAAATACGGGTTCGGTTCAATTCGCGGCTCCGGCAGCCCCTCGGGATAAAGTTCTCTGATCGCACTCCGCGCGCGTTCCAAGGCCGGCCGGCTTCTGCGCCTTGCCTCCCTTGTCACCGGGGCCTGTGGGACTGATTGGTGGCTCTCCGCGAGGCATAGGACATTGGTAACGTCAATTCGGCAAACCTCGATCCACTCTAGCTCCCAATATCCCGATGGCTCGGAAATCCCGCGCGGGATCATCCATGGTTTCACCGGACGTGACGCATCCCAATCAAAATCTTGCGGTTTTAGTTCAGAGGGAGGTTGCAAATCTTTCCCCTCAAGAACTGCGTTCGAACGCAGCGGCTTCGTTACGTGTCTTCTTAGTTTTCCTCTTATCCTGATAGCGCCATCTGCGATGGCTCGGCAGAGATCGCCTTGCGCTTCCTCCTGTGACACGCGACCCGTCGCCGTTACGCGCGCGAGCGCGTCGCCCAGCCTTTCCCATTGTGAAATATAAGCCATCAAATCATGGCCTGTGCAAATTCCCAGGGCGTTTTGCTTGACTACCGACCGGATTCTTCATGAACTCGGTCGCTGACTTGAGCATGGCTGCTTCCGGGATGTGCTCGGGCACCTTGGCGCCGTCGGGGTCGACGTTGAGATCGACGGCTCGCCGTTCATCTTGCAGACGATGGCATAGCCAAACACCAAACCGAGCGATTCATCGACCTTGAAAATGCGCGCATCTTCGGCCTTGAGGTTCTTCTCGGTCTTGCCGTTGCAATGCGCGCCCTGCCTGACCGCGAGATCATGGATCGACTGCATGTCGGCCTTGCTGTGCCGCGCGCCGACCTTTTCGATCATCTCGTCCGACCAGCGCTTGTTCAGCGGTTGCGGCGAGGAGTAGTGCTCGGCGCTGCAGAACGATGCGCGCTTGTCGAAGTGGTCGCAGGTGTCGTCGGGATCGATCGCGCCCTCGACCAAGGTGCAGAAGCCGAAGTGCACGCTCTGCTTGCCGCTCAGATCGGCGGCGCGGTACATCGAGCAGCGTCCGCAGCGCTTCTCCGGGTAAGCGGGATCGCGCGGCCGGTAATTGGCGGTCTGCTTGTCCATGGATGGACCTAGCGCGGTGTTCACCGCGAGCTTGTCAAAGAACTTGCGCTTCTTCTTGCGCCGGTCATCGTCGCCCATGTAACCGGAGACGTGCAGCGTCCCGTTCGAGGCCGACCAAGTGAAGGAAATCGTCATCCACTTGTCGACCTGGACGTTGCCTGCGGAGGGCGTGCCTTTACCGGCTGTGCCGCCTGTTCCATTTGGCATTCTGAGCGGGTGATTCTGACGCTACCGCACCGGCACTGGTCATGATTTTCCAGGTCGGGGTTGGTCAATTCACTGATTTGGCTATCAATTTAGTAAAGAGCTTGGCAAGGCCCCCTGTCAGAAAAATTTCACACGATGTCGTAGGTCTCCACGCAGCGGCAGTTGATCGTCTCCTCGGGCGGGGCGGCCGAGCCGGGGTGCATCGGGAGTGCGCCGGACGGCGACTCGGGCGGCTCAAACCCTTGCACCGTCTGGCCATTCATCTCGGCATGGGTCGGGCGCTCGCGCCCGACCATAGTGTTCAAGGTGCGCCGGATCCGCTCGTCCGCAAACCCCATCTGCTCGGCGGTTTGGCGCCAGGCATGGTGCTGCGCCCGCGATACCGAGCGGGGCGATGGGGTGCGCGCGATCATCTCGGCACGGTGCGCATATCAGAACCTAAGCCGGGACATGACCTGCAGTGGCCGCTACAACTGAGAAAACACTAACGAGGGGCGTGCGGCGTCATCCGGATGGCCAAAGCCTTCAGTCCAATTACCCGAAACGAAAGCCAGCGTTTGCGTCAGCACCGTCAGCACCGTCAGCATCGTCAGCGGTTGTGACACAGGCCGGCCCGATCGGGGACCGGCCGACTAAATCTGAGCGAGAGTCGTCGTCGCAAACGTCATCGGCCGGTCGCAGTGTCGGCTGGTCGCAGACGCTGCTAACGGTGCTGACGGTATTTTCGGGAGTAGAACGCATCCGGATGATCCTGTTTCCAGCTCGGCCTTCACGGCGGAAATCAACATCAATGCCCAAGACGCGAAGAAAGGTCTGGGCACGGCGTAACCGTCCTGCAAGCACCCGGGCGTTCTTCGGCCAACTCATAGCCCCACCCGAGATCCCTTCGTCCCAGGAATCGATACCAACGCGCAGAAGGTCCGAAGCACTTCCAATCCAGGTGTCGCGGCTCGCCATAATTTGCCGCACGCGAGCGGCCACCGGATCTGCCTCGATCAAGTCTTCGACCGCGGCCCTGCGGTTTGCCTGGTAGGCGCTCGCGAATGTGCCCGCGGGCCAGAATGCCGTCTCGCATGCTGTGGCCCACAGCGCGAAGTCTGCCATGCGCGGGAGTTGTCCCAGATGAATACCGGATAGCTTGAGCAAGCCATGGGCAGCTGCATCGAGGAGTGATGCCAAGATGCGGGGCCGCGCGATCTCGAACTGATCCCAAAATTGCTTTTCAGGGCGGCGCTCACGATCGGCGATCGGCGGGAGGGTAAGGAAAATTGCGCGATCAGCCAGATCGGGCCTGCTGATCACATCCTCGATGCCATTGAGCAGAATGGGACGCGCAGCCTGGAACAGCACCTCATCCTGGTCGGTATAGAGCCGCCGTAGCCCGAAACTGGCGCCGGTGGCGAGCCGGCAAAACGCATCCGACAGCGCGTGGGACAAGCTGGAGAGATTGTCGAAGGCAAGGACATGCGAGTTGTTGGCGGCAATCACGAGGTCGCGTTCCTCGCGCACCAGCGCCCGCACCGGCGCAACATTGGGGTCCATCAACGCCTTGAGCAGCTTCGAAAGGACAGTCTTGGCCGAGCCCTGCTCGCCCGATATCGCCAGCAGTGGATAAGGGCCGCCAGCGCGCAGTACGGCTAAAAGCCAAGCCACCACCAACACAAAGTCGTTCCGGCTCAGCAGATTGAGAAACGATGCGAGGACCTCAATGGATCCGCCCTCTTGCGGCACCGGCAGCGGCAACATGCCGGCCGCCCGGCGGAAGCGCACCGGAGGCGAGCCGACGACACGCCAGCCCTCGGGTCCGATCTCGACCGCGCGCCAGGTGTCATCAGCGAGATCGAGATAGATGTGGCCGGCATGTTCGGCGAGGCGAACATGAACCACCCGCTCGGGACCATCAAACTCGGCGTGCGCCTCGAGCAGGTCGAGCGTTGACCTGATTTCAGCTGCGTTCAACGCAGTCCGCGTCTCTTCGTAATGGCGACGCCGTAGCCAGGTTCGGAACCGTTGGCTGCGGATGGGCCAGGTCTCCCGGTGCCCATTGATCAGGAGATCGACAAATGCGGTGCCTGCGGGCGTATGAAAGAACTCGATAGAGACTCCTGTGGGGATGAGCATATCAGCCGCGAGCGGGGTCCGTGCCGCCGAGACCT